TTGTTGTTACACCTCAAATGCCTCGTTCAATAATACACAAACTTTTGCGTACTGGCGTTGTACTTCCTTATCCGTATAAAGGATGTTGGTGAATTCCTTGACCGAATTAATGGCCGTTGAATGGTCTCGGTGGATAATCCTTCCAATCTCCGCCCATGCCATTCCTAAACGCTTCCGACAAATGAAATTGAACATGTGACGGGCGTATAACGATGCTCGTTTCCTTGATGGGCAAAGTATCTCATCGGGGGTTAATTCCGTGGTTGTGCAAACCGCCCTTAATACCTCCCGCCAACTATTCGGTTCGTCATTAAAATCAACCCGTGGGTTAATTATCTCGCGTTTTAACGCTTTGATTTGTGTGTTGTATTCCGCTTGTATTTCCAAGATAAGCAATCGTAGGCGTTTAATCTCTTGGCGTTGGTTGTGAAGTTGTTGGTAATGGCTTGTCATATCATTTCAAAGATACAAATAAACACGAAATAAACAAATTTACCTAATATCGTATTGTCCGTAATTCGATTTGATTCCCAATGCCATCATTTCATGATACCTAAACGCATCAATGGCGTGGTCAATGCCCGTTGGGTTGTTCATGCTTCGCCCCTGGGCATCCGTATCCCAACAATAATTCCTCAACTCCTTGATTAAATTGGTTGATGTGGATGTAACCAAATACGATTGGCTTTGCATGATTTGGATCCCGTAATTGATGGAATCCTTGCCCTTGGTCACTCCCTTGATTCTTATTCCGTATCTTTTAATTTCATCGATTGATTTTGGTTCGGCACTATCCGCATACACTGGCACAAAGTTGGGTAATGCCTTTGCAATGTCCGAATTAAGCATTCCCGTGCGGTATGCGACCTCATCGATGATGCGTTGACCATTGTACTCATATATGGCTACAATTGCCGTGGGGTCGTTTGTATACCCAAAATCCACCCCTATACCGAGCAACCGAGAATCATCGGGAATGTTGTCAATGGTTTGCCAATTGGAAAAGATAACTCCTTGCAGGTTTCCGATTTGTCCTAACCCATATACCTTCCACCAATTCGCCCAATAATTAGATGTGGTTGCCCTTTCTCGTGCCTTTTCAATTTCTGCCACGATAGATTTGTCCAACGCTTCGTTGTCCTTGTAGGTGAGTACAATCATTTCCGCATCGGGGTCACCTACTAATTCACTATCCACCCAGAACTCCGCCACTGGGTTGTAATCAAGATAAATGAATTTGCGGGTACGAATCGCCATTTGATAGTACGATTCCCAATCAATGTTGTTGCACTCGTTTACGAATAGAACATCACGCCTTGCACCCCTTAATTTTTGGGGTTGGTCTGCACTAAAAAATTCAATGTAACTATCGTTTGAGAATGTGTAGGTGAGTGATGACTTATTCCATTTGTTTGGATCGTACATTCCCACCATGTCCATGATTTTGAGGAAGTCACGAATAGCACCCCTTCGCAAATGCGGGATGGTTTCCGATACGATGCTTATCTCACACTTTGCGTTTTGTACCGCATAGGTAATGAGCATTGGTATAATACTGAAAGTTTTTGAATCATCACCCCCACCACCGAAGCAATGGGGGTTAAACCGAGGAAGATGTACCACCACGAACGATGCGTACACGCTTCCTCAATTTACTTATCTTGACCTGGGCTGTTGTCTGTTGTAACATCTAAATTTATTCCGTTAAATATGGGTTTTTCGGTTGTAACATCAATTTGTTGGGTGGGCATTCCAAAGCCACTATCCATTAATTGTTTGTACGCACCTACATCACCCTTCCTTGCTTTGTGTATCATTGCAAGAGTTATCAAATCCTCTTGGGATAGTTTCTCCAATTCACCCGTGATGGGGTTCTTTGCGTCTTGCATTACCTCCAACCATTTCCGTGCAATGGTACTTCGGTTTTTGCTTCCCTTTGGTCTGCCATTGGGGTTACCGCTTTCCCCTGGTTGGAAGGGGATTAAATCTTCCTTGCTCATTCTGTTTTTGTTCTGTTTTAATCGTTTGGCAAAAGGGGTATTGGCATCCATAAATAAGGCGTGGTGATTGGTGAATCATCATGTGCCAAATACCATTGTCCATCCATAATGTATGCCACTTGTTTTGTGTCTATCAATACCCACACTTCATCGTGGGGCGTTACCTTGTTTGTGTCTCTCCATGCTTTCATATTTCAACTCCGTTCTTTTTGATTTTAATGTCTGGATTTAATTTTTTCATTCGGTCCACAATCACTTGACAATATCTTGGATCAAACTCCACAACATACGCTTTTCTGTTTATTTGTTCACATGCCACCATTGTAGTCCCACTTCCTCCAAAAGCATCCATTACAATATCTCCTTGTTTGGAAGAGTTACTAATTTGATATGAGAATAATTCTACTGGTTTCATTGTGGGGTGTTCTGCGTTACGGCTTGGCCTTTGAAATTCTAACACCGTGGTTTGCTTTCTATCCGAATACCAATTGTGAGATGCTCCCTCTTTCCAACCATATAAACATGGCTCGTGTTTCCACTGATAATCTTGCCTTCCCATAACCATACTATTTTTAACCCAAATCAAACATTGTTTTACCATTATACCAGCATCCTTCATGGCTTGACGAAAATTGGCACCTTCTGAATCTGCATGCCAAACATACCACGCCCCACCTGGTTTTGAGTATGCACCACAAGCAGTATAAAAATCGTACAAAAACTGATAGAATTGTTTATCTCCCATATTATCGTTATCAATTTTTAATTTATCCTTTGTTTTGCCTTCATACGCCACATTATATGGAGGATCGGTTATAACCATATCTGCCAACTTACCTTCGGTTAATTTTTCAAATGTATCCGTTTGAGTGCTATCACCGCAAATTAAACGATGCTGACCAATGTCAAATACATCTCCCAATACAATATCCGTTTCACTTCCTCCTTCTGGAACATCAAAGTCATCCTCTTGGGCGACCAATTCAGTCACATCCATATTGGGTACATCCAAACCCCATTCATTTAATTCGGTAGGGTCCCAATCATTCGCCAACGCATCCCAATCCCACTCACCAAATCCGACATTGTCCTTTATCAAAAATTCCCGTTGTTGTTGTTCGGTTAGGTTTTCGGCCTTGATGATTGGCACTTCCTTAATGCCTATCTCCTGGATGGCTTTTAATCTCATGTTGCCTCCCAATATCATCATTTCACTGTTTACAACAATCGGGCGTATCTCCAACATCTCGGGAAAATCCTTAATTGATTGTACTAACTTCTTAAATTTATCATCTTTTATGACACGGGGATTTTCCGTGTTTGGGATGATGTCTTTTGTTTTAACCCATTCTATATTCATTTGTGCATTTTTATTTGGTGTGTGATGATTAAAAAATCCATGTGTTGTTTCTTATCCCCGTACTCGATGTGGTGCTTTCTGCAAAGTGCCATGAGGTTTTCAATGGTGTCCTTTGATTTTGTGCCACCCATACCTCTTGGATGTATGTGGTGTATGTCCACGGCTTTCGATCCACAAACCTCACATGGGATAAAATCGCTTTCGTCATATCCAAAGTAATCTAAATAAATCTTTGTCCAAGGTTTCATCGTTTGTGGCTTGTAGATAAAGTGTGTTACATACTCGGGGGTTCATGTCCATTCGTTTGCCTACCTCAGCCCAGGTCATGCCCATGTCCTCCCTTAAAATTGCGATGGCGTATTGCTTTGCAAGTTTTTGACGGCGAGTAGCCACGGCCCCCACTTTGCTCGGTCTTGAAATTGTTGTCTGCATTTTGTACACATATAAATTTGGTTGGGTTCAATCATTGGACCCGTCTCATTGATTAGTTCTTTGGTAGATTCTTTGTAATGGTCACAACAATCACAAAGGTTTCTCGTAAGTTTCATATACTTGGGTTAATTCGTTAATCATGTTTTGCCATGCCTTGGGGTTGCATGAGCATGGTTTGTAGATTCTCTTGCTTTGGAATATGCGTGACCATATCTCCGCCACCTTGTTTGCCTCCATTGGGGCTAATGTCGTGCTTTCTACGGACTTAAAATGTGTCCACCAATGGTATTCATCCTCCGTCATGCACAATGGTTGTCTTGATGGGAATAATTTATTGAGTTTGTGTTTACGGGCATCGCATCCGCAATCCTCTCCCATCAAAAATTTGGTTGCCAGTTCAATCCCCGTGGCTTTCGTCACCTTCGCTATCGTATCCCCCAAACCTATGGATGGTCGATTCTCGGTAAATTTCTTCCGTGTTTCGTTTTTCTTCTGCATATATTTTGTATTTTATCGTTGTTCTTTGTTTAATAAATTGCTTTGCGTTTTTGATTGAGTTAAAAACACTATGGGTTGGGATACCCGTCTTTTTTTCAATGTCCCTCATGCTATGTCCATACACAAAATGTAACTCCAAAAGCATCTGGTCATAATCGCGTAAATCATCAATGGCTTTCTTTACCTCACCCATCAAATCCAAATGTGCCATTTCAGCCATTTCTGGGCTTTCTATGGGGTTGAATTGGTCTTGGTATGGTATTGCCTTGTTCTCTGCCCTTTTGATGTCTATAAACGCATTATGTAGCATTTTGAAAAGATAGATGGTGTTGATTGTTCCGTTGTAATTGGCAAACCTATTTAGTGAACCTTCCTTGATTTGTATTTCTCCGAGTTTCAAATACATTGTTTGTACCATATCATCGACCTCATCGCGATTTGCCCCCAAGTATTTGGCAATTTTTACCCATTCAATGTGGCGTTTGGCAATATCGTTAAGCGTTATCAAAGTATGATTCGATTTGCAATTTGAAATCCTCAAACGAATATACCAACACATATTGATAATTCATTGCTTCAACCAACAATTGCCACTTTTTTTGATGCTCGGATTGTTTGTTTGGTTTGATTTTTAGTTCGATGAACAACCCGTGATATTTTAGGTTGGGCATAAATAGAACCAAATCGGACACCCCAGGTACTACACCTTCCGCTTTTAACCTTTGGGCCGTACGAAGGTCGCGTGATCCACCATTCGGGACATGGATTAATAAATCCCCCACCCCGCGGTATTGTAGTCGAAACCACTTAACGCATTGCACTTGCATACGGCTCTCCAAATGTCTCATTCGCCGTCTAAATAAATTGATTTGGCTTTGGTAAATCCTTTGTTATACCACCATTGGGCGTGTATCTTTTCATCGCGTTTTAATTCGTGGAATAAATCGGATGGGATGGTGATATTGTGGTTTATCTGCAACCATTCAATCAATTGGTCTATTGGTGTTGTTTCTTCGCTTAACATAATTATCCGTAAACTTCGTTGTAGTATTCTTGTCCGTCTTCAAAATCATTGCCCGTTTTGCGTGAATAGTGATAATTGTAATCACCATCATCGAATGCCTT